GATGCGCGGGTGATCGCCCGCGGTCGTACCTGTGTTGGTGAGTGTGTTCCCTTTGGACTCGAACAACTCCCTTACTAGCGGCGCGTAAGCGAGCAGCGATTGCGGCCTGAAGAATGCCGGCGAGAAACCTTTCGCAAGCGCGGCAATCTCGTCGGCGTTTAGGGCCGCATTCCATAAGGCCGCCTCGCATGCGGCTCCCAGCGGGGCGTTGTAGCCCACATCGCCCCCGAAAACGCGAAACACTGGGGTACCCGTAGTGTTTGGGGCGGAGGCACCGGTTGTCGCGTCGAGCGCGCCGTTTAGGTACGCCCGGATGCTAGACCCGTCGTAAGTTCCGACGCAGTGATGCCATACGCCAATAGTGAACGTTGTCGCGTATGTCGCGACCGGAAAATTTGCAGTGACGTCCTGATGCATCCACCCACCGCGATGCGGGGGTGAGGAGCCGTGATCCCAGCAAAAACCAACATCCGCGCCGCCTGCCACGCCCAACGAAATCACGTCGGCAAAAGTAGACGCGCTGGGCAGCGTGTCGGGCTTCCACCATATTGAAAATGTATAGTTCGCCGGAACCGCTATGCTTGTGGCGGCGACGATTTTGTCTGTTGCCGCACCTGCAACGCGCGCCATTACGTCTCCTTGATCTCAACCACGAGAAGCTCAGCATCGCCCGTCATCGTGTCCGCGCCGTCTGCCGCCTTACGCGCGATCTTCAGCCTGAACGGCTCGCCCGCGGCGAGGCTGTCCATGTTGGCGCCCGAGGTGTGCGTGGTAACGACGCTGAAGACCTTCCCGGATGTAGCGTCGGCCGTGCCCGTGCCCGTCTGTTCTGTTGCGAAACTGTCGGCGTCCAGATCCGTGCCGGCGACGTTGTCGCGCTCGATCGAGGTGCCGACCTTAATGTCGCCTGAGGTCGCGCTCGTTGCCATCCAGTACGACGTGACCGTAAGCCCGCCGCCCGCATAGTTGCGAGGCAGAATCCCGCGGACGATCGCGCTCTCTTCGGTGGCTGCGTCGAAGTCGAGCACGCCGATACCGTTGCGCGTGTCGAACGTCGCGTAATTCGCAGAGGGCGGCTCGTTGGATTGCGGGGTGAATACTGCAAGCGTGTCAGCGGAGGCCATCAGCTCACCTCGAATCGTTTGAGAATGACGTAGCTCAGAAGCTGCGCCTTTTGCTTGGCCGTGAGCGCGCCGCGTACGACGAGCGGGAGTGCCAAGTTGAAGGCGAGCGCGTTTGCGTCCGCCCAGGTATCCGCGGCATCGATTGCGGCGCGCAGATCCACTTTGCTCAACGCAAGGGGCACGCGGCCCGCGCTCGCATCGCTCATCAACTTGGCCCACAGCGCCATTCTGTCCGCATCGCTCAGCACCGCCATCGCTCTATCTCCTTCGCGCGTTTCGACGCGCAGCCACGAACAGAAGCCCGACGATCACGCGAATTGCGATATCGCCGAGCAGTCGCTTCACGTCACGCCATGGTGAAAATTCCCGACGCGTTCATCTGAATCGTCAGGATGTTGTTCGTCGCGAGCGTGAACTGGGCGGTCGTGAGCTTCGACTTGCATAGCACGTGACCGTTGGCGGCCGAGGTCGAGTTGCGGATCACGCCGAATTTGATGTTGTTCATCGCGGCGCCGCTCGCGGTCCAGATGACATCGTCGGTGTCGAACTTGTACTGCTTCGCCGAGGCACCGACCGTCCAGGCAACCGTTGTCATCGCCTTTCCGCCAGCGACATAGGTGCCGGTTGCGGAGATCTCGTTGCTCACGCTCGCCGCCTTCGAGATCGTCAGCGCAGAGGCATTCGAGGCTGAGTTGTGCAGCTGAATCTTGAATGCGCCGGCAAGGCTGATGGTGCCGTTGCCGATCTTCTTTTTCGCACGATTGTAAAGCTCCCAACTTGTTGCGGCCATGGCTACGCCTCCATCATTTGAAGAACGGGTTTTGTAACGACGACGAGCGGCAGCATTGGGTAATGCTGGCGGAATAAGCGAACTTTCTTCTGAGCTTCGGTGCCGAGGTATCCCTTCACCTCCCAATAGCCGCCGAGCTCGGGGATGTAGAAGTCCGGGCGATAGGTGCAATCACCGAGATCAAACCGCGTCGCCTCGTATTGCCACTCGATGCCTCTGCGATCCAATGCCTTTGCGAATCGCACCTCCCACGTCGAGCGGAACTTGCGACCGTTGTATTCCGACCATTTCACACACGGCCCTTCGCGCCCCTTATTTTTTCCCTTGTTAGCGGCGCTGATCTTCGCTCGTTGTGCGGCTGGCATTGGCTTGCCTATACGGGCCGCCCGAAGCTTTTGAATGTGCTCTAGCGAAAGCTTTAGACCGAGACTCTTTCGGGTCGACGACAGCTTTGCTTTAGATTCTTCGGATTGCGCGCGTCCGGGCTTGCCCTTTCGAGACGCACTCATTTGTGCGCGCACTTCCTCGCTATAGCGACGTCGCCCAGCTGCCGCGCGCATGAGCGCCAGCGTCTCGGGGCTGTGACGAAATCCGGGCGATCTACTCATTTGTCATCCAGATCAGCAAGCTCAGCTCCCGTTTTTAGGATATGCGCAATCAAGCCGTCGCCATGAACCACCATCTCCACTTCATCTCCCATGGCTTTTGCTTGGTCCTGAAACTCATGAGCTTGGCTGACGTGCCACGGCGTGCAGTGGAAGACGCGCTCCCCGCACAGCACCTTGACGACCGGGTCAGCATCGTTCTCGGGCTGGGCGTACGCGTGGTGCTTGTCGCCCATCAGGCACGAATCGAAGCCGTAGACCTGAAAGCGCCAGAAGCCGAGCATGCGCAAGAGGCAGAAGGCGCGCAGCGTAACCGTCGACCCGCCCCACACCGGGAACCACGACTCGCCGCGGGGCCCGTAGTGCTCGTCGCGGATCTTCACAAGCTCGGGCTCGCGCCCCATGTGCCAGAGCAGCGTCTGATCTTTCGGTGCAGCGTCGAATACGGCCGGGTGACACTGCGACGAGATGAAGTAATGGCACTGCGGCACGTGCGGCACGACGAAGCGCGCGTTGAACTGCCGCGCATCGATGATGATCTGGCAGGACGGATTGATGCCGTGCTCGAGCGCCTCGTTGTACGTTCCGTTGACCGTTGCGAGCAGCGCGCCGCGCTTGCGCTTGGCGATGATCTGCGGCCAGTGATCGGCGAGGCTGGGCCCGCCAGCGAGCAGCATGACCTCGGTGTCCTGGCGGCCGTGCGGCACGCACTGCGGGAGGTTGCGGGCAACAGCGGCGCGCACGTGCTCGCGCACGATCTCGGCTTCGGTATTCACCTTGCCGCGCTTGACGAGCTCGGAAGCATCGTCCCACGAGGTCACATAGAAGAGCGCCGCGTTCTCGGTCTCGGCACTCCAGAGCACCTGACAGCCGTGCTCGCCGAGCTTGGTGAGCCACCAGGCGTGAGGTCGCACGGTCAGGTGCAGCGGCTCGCCGATCAGCGCTCCGCACACATCGTCGACGGTCGAGATCTGGAAGAAGACGCGCTGCGCGGCCCGGAGGATGTTGTCGAGCACCACGTCGACCCGCTCGGTCGGGATGTGCTCCATCACATCGCAGCAGTAGCCGTATTTCGCCGTCGCCTTGGCGGGCAGCGGCGCCTCGAGGTCGTGCTGCAGGAACTGAAGGCGCCCGTTCTGGGTGTCGAGTGCTTCGCGAATCTCCGGATCCAGCGCGTTGTTCGCGAAGTCGACCATGATCACGCGCAGGCTGGCGCCAGCGGGCGGCGGTAGCGCCAGCATGAGAGCACCGCGACCGGTGCCGCAGCCGAAGTCGATCACGAGCTCATTGCGCGCGGGCTTCGCCTGTTCGAGGAACGCATGCGCCACCTGCTCACCGGGCGACACCTCGCGGTATTGCGGAAACTCGCCCCACAGGCGCTTGTATTTGCTCGCCTCCGGGTTTGCGGCCGTCACGACGAGCGTCGGCACCTTGCCGACGTAACCAATAGCAGTGGGCTGGATCATGCGAAACCGTTCCCCGCCAGGCTCTTGGCTTTCCCGATCTGATCGACTGTGATGAACTCGGTCTCATCGACTTTCGTTCCGACGACGATCGGCACGAGGATCGAGCGGCAGTTGAAGTGATTGGGCGGGATCAGCTCTTTGAGCGCCTGGCTCTCGGGCTTGAAGAGCTTGCCGTCCAGGAACTTGCAGACCTCCGTCGTGCGCGAGTCGAGCACCGCTGAATAGCGCACCGCCACGATGTAGGGCAGCACGTCCTTGTCGATAAAGCGCGTCAAGCGGCCGTGGTTGTACGCTTCCGTCGTGTTGGTGCGCACGATCGTTTCCAGCCGGAACGGTGAGAGCGCCTCACCATCGGCGAGCACGTCATCGTTGCCGATGTAATCGAGGAATATGTCGGCGAGCTTTTCGACGGTCGTCGAGAGCGGCTCGCCATTCTTGAGCGCGTTCAGGAGCGTGACCTTTACTTCACCCAGCAGATGATCGGCGAGCACGCCGGCAACCGTGACCGCACGCTGCGACAGCCACTTCAGCGCCCCGGTCGGCGCAAACGCCCCGCGCGCATCGAACGAGCGACGGGCTGCCCGCACCTCACCCTTGGCGGCGGACATACCGGCATCGAAGGCGCGCCGCAGCACCTCGTAGATGCCGAGCTGCAGATCCTGGCGCTTCTGAAGCCTGAGCCCGTTGACGAACTTCGGTCCCTCGCCTGAGTTCAGTTGCTTCACACACGACTGCACGAGCGCGTCCTGCATGGTCGAGATCACTTCGCGCAGGCGCTTGAGCCCGAGCGCTTCCAGCGAGTCGAGCTGTGATGCGATGGCATCGAACGCGGGGGCGGCGGCGAAGTAGCGCACCACGCCGCCCTCGTCTTTGAGCGCCGTCTCGCCCGGCTTCGGCAGGTTCGGGTCGCCGCCTCCCGGCCCATTCGGATCGGGCGGCGCGTTGTCGATCGCTTCCTGCGCCTTCCGATCCCCGCGCTCCTTGGCTGCCGTGAGATCGAGCGGCGGGAACTTGAGCACTTCCCGAATGTGCGTCTCGTCCTCGTCCTGCGGGCTCGTGATGCCCTTGTCGACCATCTCGCCCCAGCGCTGGAAGATTTCGAGCTTCAGATCCTCCTTGATCGGCTCGAAGGAAAACTCCGGATACTCGGTCAGGT